TCCTTGCCCACATAGTCTTCACGCTCATTGGCTACGTGAGCAATCTTGGTGCCTTCGCGAGCGAGCGGGACAAGCAGTCCAGCCATCCCGGTGCACGGGTGCATCGGGATCTTCGCATCGACGGTGCGCGCTGCCTCGTTACAGTTCGGGCAGTACCACAGCTGAGGGATCATGCGCGCTCAACCGGGGTGTAGTTGGACGAGCTGAGAATGATCCACGCGCCGAAGGTGGCGCCGGTCGTCGCAGCAGTCTGCACCACAACACAGCGCAGGAACGGCTTCAGCGGGTCCGGGATGATGCCCTGCTCGTAGATGGCGTCGTCGTTCGTGCCGGTGATCGTTGCGATCGTGCCTTCGAGCCGGTCGCTGGGCACAGCAGTCCAGCCAGTTGACCCGTTCGCAGACTCCTCGACCGAGACCGTGTGCGAGCCGTCCACGACAGCGCCGGTGACGAGCAGCAGGAACGCCATCCGGAACTGCTGGCTGTTGTAGTTCAGCGGGACAGCAGTGCCTGCCGTGGTGGCGTTGCCGGTGCGCGTCAGGATCGGGATCGTAGGCCGAACCCGGATGTTCGCGTAGATGCTTCTCCGGCTCATTTACACCTCACTGGTCGTGGTTGAGGATTCCAAGACAACCTCAGTCTTCGGCGGGCGTCCCATGCGGCGCTTGACGCCGGGCTCTGCTGCCGCCGTCTCTACTGAACCGACCGATGTGCGGGCTCGACCTGTGGCGCTCGACTTGACCTCGACGTCATCGAACCCGTGAGGGTTACGGCGAACAACCTCATCGTCATCGAAGTACAGGTCGCCACGGGCGACCATCACTGGCACGACGCCGATATTCATCGAGAACGGCTCGATCGCCTGCACCAAACGTCTGGTCATCATGAGCCTCCGCAGTAGTCAACCAAATGATGGTTAACTCTACTCGCCCCTACCGAGAGGACCAGCCGAGCTGTTACCGAGGACCTTGAAGTCACCCTTACGGCTCGGGCGCGCCTTGTCGGCAAGCTCGGAAGCATCAACAGCCAGACCGCCGACCTCAGGCCCGTCGACCTGCTGAGGGAGCAGCTCGGTGGGCAGAGTGGGCCGCTGGTCACCGGTACGGTTGTCCAGCTGCGGGTTCACCCCGAGAGCCGACAGCTCCTCGTACTGAGCCTTCGTGGCACCACTGCGGGTCAAAGACGGGCTCTCCGAAGCGGCGGTGAAGCTGACCTGGATCGAGTCCTCCAGCCGCTCAGCGACAGTCTTCTCCTTGGGCGCAGCCTTCGACTCCGCCTTGGCAGGAGTGTCGTCCTTGGCGGCGGTGTCTTCCTTGGGCGCTGCCTTCGGGTCAGCCATTTTCTGTTCTCCTAGATCGAGGACATGCTCATACTGTCAGGTTCCTGCACCTCAGAGGTACCCGGCTCGGCACCAAGAATATCCGGGGAGACTCCGTCGTAACGGGCAATGATGTTGTATCACCGCCGAGTTGAAACGGCCCCCGAACTTGGTAGCTCGGGGGCCGTATCAGTGTGATCCTAAGATTCACGTTACGTTGAGCATGCGGAATGCACCGTCATTGACCGAGTCGGCACCGTGCCGAACGTAGGCCAGCCAGCCACGCTGGTTCGTAGGCCGACGGTTTGCCCCGAAGAGATGAGGCACAAATTCCACAGTCATTCCGATGCGGTCGGCGATGACGTAGTTGTCGAAGTCACCGAAGACAGCGATGTAGTTCTCCTGGGTGGCGTTGATGACGCCATCCATGTCCTCCGACTCCATGATCGGCTTGCCCAGCAGGGTCGTCGGGCGGTCGTTGCCAATCGTGGTCCACAGACCTGCACCACCGGCGGTGTCGAACTGCCGGATCTTCGAGTAGGTCAGGTTGTTCGCCAGCCACGAGGTGGACGGCATGTTGCGGTACCGAGCCGGGAGGCTCGCCTGGGTCGAGTACACATCGGCGATCGCGAAGGTGTCGGTGGTGGCCGACGTAACGATCGAGCTGGTACCGACCAGAGCGGTGATGATCCCGGTCGGCATACCGGTACCGGTACCGACAGCGAAGGCGTTCGCCTCCAGGACGTCCTTACCGAAGGCGAGCAGACGCCCGACCTCCTGAGTGACGTTCGCTGCGTCCTGGAACGCCTCGATCGAGATCGGGACGAACCCCTGGGCCTTGTAGATCGGGATGGTCGGCTGAGCGAAGGTCGGCGAGTCATCCGAGACCTCGGAAGCCTCCGCGTCGTACGACCAGCTGACCGCACCGGCAGAGACACCGTTCCAGTTGTCACCGATCGCGACAACCTGCCGGGCGTAGCGCCGGATCTGGTTGACCGAACCGTTGGCGGTGATGATCACCGTCGGGTCGAGCTGGAACGGAACCAGATAACCACCGGCGGCATCGGTCAGCGACATCGCACGGGCGAGCTGCCCGACACGGGTGACCGCACGACGCTCGGTCTCATCCAGATCAGCCGCACGCGGGTCGCGAGCCATCTTCGACCAGGCGCGGAAGTAGGACGGGTCAGACAGTCCCAACACCAGACGGTCGAGCTTGCCGTCGTCGTCACCCCAGCGCTCGACAATGTCGGTCGCAGCGGAACGAATTCGGTCAGTAGCACCGGTCATCTTCTCGATGGCCGACAGCGCCCGAGAGCGGTACTCGCGAGTCAGGGACTCCTGCGGGCGGTCGAACGTCCGCATCTCGGCGAGGTTCCACGGGTCGCGGAACCGGTGCTCCTCGATGCTGTCCGGCTCCAGGATCGCATCGACGTCGTAGTTGTCCATCGAGCCCTGGCCGTAGCCACCCAGGCTCTCCTTCATGCCGCGCTCCACCTTCAGGTGGCGAGCAGCACTCAGGTTCTCCGAGACCGACTGGACCTTGGCGAGCTGGGCACGCCGCTCCAGCTTGATCCGGTAGGCGTTGACCGTGCGGAACTCCTCGGTCAGCTCATCGAAGTACTTCTGGTCCTCCGCCGAGGGCTCGTCCACCTCGGTGATCTCCGACAGTGCCCGCTCAATATCCTTCAGGCGGTTAATGCACTGCGGGTGAGTCATCGTGGGGCCGTTGTCCGGCGCCTTCTCATCCTTGTCGCCCATTGCGACTCCTTCACTCGTCAAGAGGCCTGATGGTGTAAGCGATCTTGCGAAGCTCGCGAGCCCGACGCTTCATATTGTCGCGACGAGTGCGGGCATCCAGATCAGACGAGTGCTCTGCGGGTGAGACCTCAGTGTCGGGCGCCTGCTCCTCTTCGGAGTGGTCTTCGACGGCCGGAGTCTTGTCTTCGAGCGGCTCAATTGAGTCGGTCCGGACCGACTCATCATCATTATGGTCATCTTCTGCGTCGTTCACCAAGCCAACGGCGCGAGAAGCGAAGGCAACGGTTTCCGCGAGGAGACGACGCTGCTCGGGATCGTTCAGACGACCCAGATCGATGGTCACCTTCGAACGCACGCCAACCGAAGTGGAGTCATAGGCGGGCCAGACGACAGGACCGGCCTCGGTGCACCGAACTTCCTTCAGGGTACGAGTCAGCTGAGACTGGCCAGAACGCTCACCCTCAAAGAGGAGATCCCACAGCTCTTCCTCATTCTTGATGACCTTGCCGCTGCTGTCTCGCCACTCCTCCTTGATGACGGAGAAGCGGAAGGACATGCCGTCGACACCGCCCTCACGGATAGCGTCGCGGAACGGCTCGGTCAGCCAGTTGTTGTTCAGACGGCCGACAAGGTGCAGCCCGTGCGCGTCCTCTTCGGCAACGTCCCAGCGACCGAGAGGCAGCGAGCCGAGCAGCGGGTGCTGACCGTGGTCGAACTGCATCCGGATGACCTGCTCCCGGACTGTCTTCTTGAACGCTCCAGGGGCGATCACTTCATCGAAGCAGCCCTCCCAGGAGTCGATCCGGGTGGGAGCATTGAAGACAGCGCCGTAGCCTTCGATGGTCAGGCCGTCGGTGCCGCCTCCTTCGCTCTGCCGAGTGAGGGTGAAAGGGACTGTCCGGCGGAGCGACTCCCGAGCCGCCTTCTTGCCGTTCAGCGCGCCTCGGTGAAGCTCGGGCATGGTGTTCGTCCTCATTTCACTGTTCCTGCGGCGGCGTCGCGTCGGGTTCATCACCTGCAAGACTCCCATTTCCGCCGACCTTCGTGGTATCAGAGGAACCGGCAACAGGCTGAGCACCGGGCTCCCAGAGCTGCACGGACACCAGCCCGGTGTGCTCCAACAGGGCGGGGTCGTCGTTCATGACGGCAAGAACTGCGGTCTCCGGCGTGAATCCGGCAGAGATGTAGCTAGAGATGGTTGCCGCCTGATTCTGCTGGATCTCCGACAAATCGGCAGCGTCTTCACGCAGGAACGCGACGTCCCGGGTGTCGTACCAGAGCCGACAACCGGGCGGTGGAGGAAAGATGCGCTGAAGAGACCCCGCAGCGGACTGCCACAACGGATGCATGGTCAGGCCGGAGAAGCGCCGGAGTGCCTGGTTGTAGTTGCTGTAGCTGGATGCGGCGAGGCCTTCACTGAAGCCGACGACGATCGGCGGGACACCGGCGGCAGCAGCCAGGAGCGTCTCAGTGTGCCCCTTCAGTGACTTGAAGTCGAGCTGCTTGAAGTCGACGCCGACCACCTGAACGTCGGCACCGCCACCGATATGCATCGTCTTGCCTGCATTCTCGGGACCGCCGTACTCGCGGTCGAGAAGCTCCTTGAAGAGCCGGGCATCGGCAGGTGTGACACCAGGATCATGCTTGATGATCATGTTCGGGGTAGCACTGTTCCGCAGAAACCGGATCTGGTGACTGGTCATGTCGCGGTCCGCGCACACCTGTCGGATCACCGCTGTGACCCACGACATCCCCCGATAGGTAGCAAGAGGGTCGGGCAGCGGGCAGAAGTGCGCTACCTCCGTCTCCCCGAGCACGACGGGGTCCTTGGCCTGACCGCGACCGCCTTCCCAGTACAGGTAGCCGATCTTCCGATACCCCAGGACTCCATCAAGAGAGCGCTGGTCACCGGTCGGAACCATTCGAGGCTCCAGCAGGATGTCCACCCAGTCGGGGCGCATCCTGATCAGCTCGTCCCGCTGTCGGGTCCAGTAGGAGTTCCCGGCGAGGTCGACGTCGGTGATCATCTTGGCCAGGATGTCGCCCGTCGTCCCGCCAGGCCACGGCTGCTCCAGCCCTCGCAGAGCAGGGGTCGCGAACATCTCATCGGGGCGACCCTTGTTGTAGCGCTGCCACTGAAAGCGGATGGCCGAGAAGGCGAGCTGCCGGACAGCCATGATCGAGAAGATTGCTGAGTTGCCGCCGTAGATCGACTGAGCTGCACCGGCAAAGTCAGCTCGTATCCGCTCGATAGGCAGAGTGCCCATCGTCTCCTGGAGGCCGGTCAGACCGTAGGTGTTCCCCTGGTAGGTCATCGTCTCGACCGCGTTCAGGTAGTCCTGGGTCGTCAAGATAGAGCGGGACTTGAACGCTCGCCGGACGAGACTGGTCACTTGCTCTCCTCGTCAACATCGGCGATGAGGAGGAAGTAGGCGGCCTCAACGACGCCGAAGCTCATTGCTGCCCACCCGACCCCGAACTCCCAGAAAATACCGAACACGGCAATCATGACGCACAAGTGGTACATCATCCGTACTCGAAGACCACGACTCAGTCGAACATTACCCAAGGGGTTGTGGCCTCCAGACCGCCGAAGAGACGGAACCCGTGTGTCGAGAGAGTCGCCGCGACTAACGGAGAGATGTCCCCACGACTGTCTCTTCGGCTCCACGCCCATGCGTCTCCTAGCGGTCGTGTCTTCGCCTGCCGAAGCGCTGAGGTCAGCGTCTCCTGACCGGTGTGGCGCAGACGGTCGTTGATGACGTCGTTGTGGAAAGCCCCGCAAGCTTGAGCCATTTCACGAGCACTGACCAGTTTCGGCTCGATCTCCAACTCGGCCAGGTCCCCCAGCAGGGAACCTGCAGGCCCGGACGGGTCCAACACTACGGCCACAGGCTTGTATCGCTCGACCAGCTGGGCGATTCTTTCGATGATCCATCCTATGCCGGGCCGGTGGTCAACGACCTTGACGTGCATGCGTCCGTCAGTACGACGACCGGCAGAGGAAATGCAGGCTGCTGAGGAGTCTGGCTTGATGTCGATCGAGAACACCAAACTCTCACCGGGCCGGGAGTCCGGGTCAGTGATGGTGGCCCAGAGCTTCAGGTCGATAACTGTCTGAACGTTGTCTTCCTGCCAGATGCCGAGACGTTCCCGAGCGAAGACGTCATCCGGGAGAGCAAGTCGCTCAGCGGCAACGAAGCTCTCATCGATGCGGTACCCCATCGTCGGGTTCGCCTGCGCCCAATTCTGAGGGTCATCCAGATCGGCGTCCTCAGGACAGGACCACTCGTAATAGGCGAGTCGCCCAGAGTCACCTCGACGTCCTCTGATGCGCACCTGGCGCAACTGCTCCGAGGTGATCATTCCTGCACTGGAGGTGTACCACACTTGCGGGTTCGGCCTAGCGGACAGCGTGGGGAGCAGTGCAGCCATCTCGCCGGACCCCAGGTTGTACGCCTCGTCCAGGATCAGGCAGTCACCAGTGAAGCCTCGACCCGATCCGGTGCTGCGCGCAACGAATCGCAGCCGGGAGCCATCGATCAGCTCAATGCCCTCTTCGCCGTGACTGGTGCGGATGTTCTTGACCTTGCGAGTGAGCCAGTCTGAGGAGTCGATGCATTGCTTGACTCGCAAGAAGGCTTCACTGGCCGTCTTGAACTCGTGAGCCGAGTGCAGGATCAGTCGTTCACGGGGCTCCAAGAAGAGCCCGAACAACTCCCGAGCCTCCAGGCAGCTGCCTTTGCCGTTCTGGCGCGGAACGATGAGGCCCACCTCGAAGGCGGCCCACTTGCGGTCGTCTCCTTCGCCGTTCTCTCCGAGCGACTCGGTCAGTACCAACTTCTGCCACGGATAGAGATGCAGCCCAGCCATCGCGGCTAGATCGATGGCCTCCTTGCCGGGAGAAGACTCGAAGCTGGGGCCGGTCATGATCCGAGGCTGCTGACAGCCCATCAGCTTCACGGCTGCGGTCACTCCCCGTCACCTCCTTCAAGATCATTCTTCCAGAATTACCGGCCTGAGACTCGATCTAGCTACTCAGCGTCATATTCGAGCTGGTTGGCAGTGCCGGTGCGCTTGTCCCTGCGAGCGGCCAGCTCATCGAGCGGGTCCTCGTTCCCCTCGTGCGGCATCAAGCCCTGCAAGCCAAGCAACTTGGCTTGCTCGCGGTGAATGGACAGCACCAGCTTCGCCGAAGCGAGGTCCCCTGCAAGCGCCTTACGCCACACGGAGCGATGGAGGGCGTCCAGGCGCTCCATTGCGAGACGCCGGTGCTCCCCGGTGGAGTCTCCTTCGGAGTGGCGTTCCTGGTAGGTCCGAGCAGCACGCCAGGCTGCGGAGCCGTTGGAGTAGAGCGGGTTGCCTCGGTCGTCCTTAACCTTGGCGATCTCGGTCCACTCCATGCCTGCCATGCGGAGGACGAAGGCGCGGCGCTGCTTCTCCTGGTTCTCAGGCGTGTTCGGCATCCCTGCGCTCCCGCTCGGCCAGCAGGTACGGCATCAGATCGTCTCGGCCCTGCACCATCGGGAACGGGGTGCGCTCCCAGAGAACGTCATGAGCATCGGCATCGGACAAGCCGGGGATCACCGACTGGGCGAACTGCGTGAAGGTCATCCCCTTCTCGGGGAAATCACTGCTTGGGGTCATAGCCGAACCTCTCCACGAACTCCTCGGTCGTGATGGTGTCGAGGTCAACCTCGTTGGAGACCTTCCAGCCGGACAGCTCATGCACCGGAACGGCGGTTTCCTGGACGCGGATCGGCTGACCCTTCAGGTTCGGGTGTGACATGACTACCCACATGTGGCGCTCCCCTCTGGGCATCACACGGAGTGATGTAGGACTGCTGTCGGTGACCCCATCGGTAGAGGCACCTACGCTCCGTGAGACGTTACCGCTGGTACGGGCGTTACTCAACGGATGCCCCGATGATAGCCGAGCAGCCACAACTTTGTCGCACTACTGTAGAGAGAGTAAGTACAGCAAAATGGGGAGTTCGATCATGAAAGACCGACAGGGAGTGCTCGTATGCGCCTCCATCATTATGGACCCTCTCGTGCCCTCTGTGGTTGCCCAGTGTGAGATTTGTGACCACAACGTCTGGGTCAGCAGCTCCATGTACCCCAGGGTGGTCACTGAGGAGTTGTTCCCGATCTGCATGAAGCGGGCCTGCACCGAAGCAATGCAGATGCGCTTCGAATCACCGCCGGTGGCTGCCCTGCACCCGGATCAGATGGCGCAGCTGGAAGAGTTCATGATCACCGACTTCGCCCGGGACTTCGTCCGGCGCTGGAACGAGCAGAACACGTGAAGGCGTACTGCCCGCACTGCAACCACTATCTAGACGGTTACGTGGGCCTGGATACTCAGGACCCCAAGAACGGGGACGTCTCCTTCTGCGTCTACTGCGGTGGTCTGTCTGTCTTCGATGACGGGTTGCGCAATCCCACCGCCGACGAGCGGGCGATGTTCGATCGGGATGAGCGGATCAGGGTCGCCACCGAGAAGTGGCTGGAGTGGCGGAAGCAGTTGCCGAACACGGGTTCATGATCGACTAGTGTCGAGTTTTTGCAGCTCAGTCCCGAGTATGTCATCATGACTACACTAAGGCGATGAGCAACGAGATCACCCCCATCACGTTCTTCCTCCGCGACGGCGGCGGGACAGCCGCTGTGCACCGGAACGAGCAGTGCACCGAGGTTGCCGAGCACTGTGCACATAGCGAGGCGAAGCCGTTGCTGGTGCGAGTCAAGGGAAGTCTCGGCTGGGAGTATCTCGCATCCAACCCGGCCCGGTACTGGTTTCGGTGCACTAGCTGCGGCGACGCCTTTACCTGCACCTGGTTGTTGGCCGCCGCGAAGGGCTACGTCGAGGTCGTGGACCCGTGATGAGCAACGGCTGGATTCTCTGCGATGAGCACGGCTGCACCGAGGATGCCTGTCTCTGCGTCCCGTTCACCGACTGCTGGCAGCACTGCGAGGCTCTAGACGCAGGATGAGGCCGAGGACAGGCGATCTGGCACCTAGCACTGACCAGAAAGGGTTTGATCGAGCCCACCCAGCACGAAGTACGGTCGTCATTCTCCGTAGTCAGGAGACGCACGTGAGGCGACTGGCTAGCCATGATTCCCCGAGAACGGCACGTGCTCTGAGCTGCGCTTATCCCGGCTCGCCGTGCCGTTGCCAAAATCCCGTGGAGAGAAAAAGGAGGGCGAG